CCATATGTGTTATTCTCCTTATTAGCTAATAAAGTATCAATTATCTCACATCTATTTATGAATATGATAATCTCTACAGGATGTCACCTTTTCTTATCTTTACAGGTGTCCATCTTTCTCCTTGTTCATCAACAAAACTATTTTCTTCATTTACACCATCATCTAAAAACCCAAAGGGTGCCATATCTTGTTCTATTGCGTTTTTCTGTTCTTCATACATTCTGGCACGTACATCTTGGTCTGTTAATTCTTTAAAGTATCTTTGATTTGATAACCACGCAAATATAACACAACACATTGTTAAGTCATCATTTGAACCTTCTTCAGCTTGCCAAGAAGTACCTTTACGTATAAAAGTAGAAAACTCTTGTATGATATGAAAGTCAGGCACAAACAGTTTATCGCCTTCTACTAAAGTCTTTAAGTTTTGACAACCTATTCTTTTAACTTGTTTAGTCATACGTACTCCTAATTGAGCACCTCTTTTAGAAAAACCACCACCAAGTATTTGACCTGCACGACCTTTCATCATACACATCATAAGATTAGGATACTCTAATTCAAATTGCAAAGCGTCTGCTACTTGATGGCCTATATCATTTACTTCAACACAAATATAAGCATTATTATATTGTCTTGCTACTTTGTCAATTGTGTGTGGAAATAATAAAGGTTTAATTTCATTATCTCTAAATTTTGCTACAATCTTATAAGGCATTTTAGATACATCAAATACAACAAAAGCAGAATAATCTTTTACAGTACCTCTTGCTACGTCAACTGTCATAACATAATCTTTTCCTTTTTCAGGTCTTTCATACATATCTAAACCTGCGTTTGAAACAATAGGATTGTTATGTGATAAAATTCTAATTTTAGATGGATTAATTAATGTATCAATTGAACCTACAAACTCACATTCAAACTCGGTTGCAAATTGTGCTTCACTTGTATTTCGTATAGTTTCTTCTTTCCATTTATCGTCTCTTCCTGGAACTTCAGACCAATGTACTTCAATAGGTACATAATCATTTCTTTTATTTTCAGCATCGTTCCAAAGTTTGTAAAACATATTCATACCGTGTGGTGTAGATACAATCATTACTTTAGATTTCTTACCAGATGAAATTGTAGGATATACTGAACTAAAAAACTGTTCAGATATATTTGCTGGAATAAACGCAAACTCGTCTAGGAATATGATGTTATAAGAACCTCCTCGAATTGCACTTGAAGAAGTTGCAGCAGCCATTATTTTAGAACCATTTTCTAATTCTAAAGAACCTTTGTTCCAGTTTAGAACACCTTGTTGTAACCATTTAGGTAAGTTTTCATATGCAAGTTGAAGACGACCTAACAAGTCTCTTGCCGTAGAACTTTTGTTGGCAAGTATGGCCACATTTATATTATCATTAAAAACAACTTGATGTAATAAGTACGCAATGATGGTTGTTGATTTACCAGACTGTCTAGGTAACTTACAAATAGAAAAACGATTATTATGAAACGTATCGACCATACGTTCCTGAAATTTATACATATTAAAAGGAACTAATCCTTCATCTATATTAACAATCTTAACATAATTTTTTATAAAGTAAGTAGGATCATCCATACACTTAGCAATTTCTTTAATTTGCTCTTCGGTGTATTCTATCTTTGTATTGGCTTTAAAAAGGTTTGGGTTACCAAGATATGCTTCAGACATTTATTATTATTCCTTCTATTGCGTCATAGCCTAATTGCACAGCTGCATTGACTCGACTGCTACCTTTATATATAGAGTATTTTTTTTCTTTGTAAAGAATACCATTTGCACCATATCGAGGTATATCAGATATTGTATGTTGTATAACCTCTATTGGATCTATCATTTCTTCACCTTCAATTAAAGACGGCCAAGGTCTTTTTTTAATATACGTTAAATCACTAATCAGAAATGTTTGTTTTTTCGGGTGTGATATTTTTGCCTTTAAAATCTTCATCTTCTTTACTACTAACATCACCGTTTTTATTTTTTAATATTTTATGTAATTCGGCAGATGATCCTACAAATAATGCTTGTTTAATGTTAGTAGATGTTTTATTAGGAACGTCTTTTAAATTTTTTAATTTACTTTGTAAGTCTTGTAATTTATCTACAGTATCAGCAACTTGTTTTATTAAGTTACCTGCAACTTCATATGCACGAGGGTGTTGACTTTCATTTGCAATATCAAGTATACCTTGTATAGCGTCTTGGCCACGCTCTATTAAGTTATAATAGTTTTCTCTACTATACTTGTAATCATTGTCAATATCTTCTTTGTTTGGATCGTCTTTTCTAGGAACAGGAGGTGTAAATTCTTTTTTAATAACTTGTTTTGTAACCTGTTCTTTTTTTTCGATACCTAATACCTCATTTATTTTATCATCAATACTCATAAAGGTATTTATAGATGTTTATTTTTATCGTTTTTATTTCTAAACCATTGAGGTAAACCTAAATGAGGTCTAGTATCGTAAATATTTTTATCCGTAGAGGTTTGTTCATAATTTATTTTATTTTCAGCATCATTATAATGAAGAAAAACTTGTGTGCAACTGTTTCCTAAAAAAATATCTCTCCAATGTTCTAAAATACATCCTCTATACATTAACATATCGCCTGGTTCTAAATCTATTTTTATACCTGCACTTTTTCCAGGAACATATTTTTTAGTTTTTTCATCATAATGTCCATTTTTTGAATCAGGATCAATATATATTGGCCATTTATCACCACCTAAATTTAAAGTAGTAGATATTTCACAACTAAATCTATCTTTATGTCTTTTTAATATATCTCCTTTTTTGTATATACGAGCATATGAATATGTAGGATTTAATTTAACACCTGACTCTTTTTCCATTATAGGTTGAACTTGTGTTAATAATGTTTCCATAGCTATATCTGCATAATGAGAATATGTATTTGGAACTTGCAAGTCTCCATATGAACCCCAATCAATATTAAATTTTGAAACATAAGTGTAATCTAAAAAAGTATCAAATACTTTTCTTTTTAAAGAGAAGTAATTACTAACAAAATTAACAACATCTTTAGGTATTATATTTTTTATAACTTGATAATGATTTTTAATAAATGACATATTATTTCCTTACACTATTTAAAATAAATTTTCTAATTGCTTGTAGGTTAAAATGTATAAATCTAAAATCTTCTAATCCATCATCTACAGTAAATTGATGTGGCAAATATGAATTAAAAAAGATTAAATCGCCTGGATTAGGTATATAATTTATTTTTTCATTGCCTATCGTATCTATACTTCTATTTTCTTTTAATTTTAATCTTGCCATATTTAATCCAAATCTTGGATCGTGGAAAACAGGAAATGATGTTTTTTTACTACATTTTAAAAAATAAAAACCAGATATATGATTATCATAATGTGTATGAGTATCGTGGTGACCACCACCGTTTTTAGAAAATTCTTGCACCCAAAATTCAGTAAAAAATAAATCATATAATGACATATCATAACCTTGTTCATCAAGCAAATTAAAAGCAGTTTGTCCTATATATTTTTCTAATTCACGTAACTCTGGAACACCTACTAAATTTTCAGAATGATAAGACATACCGTGATCTTTAACTTTTTTATAACCATCATTACCAATAAGTTCCTTTTTTCTTTCTAAATCTTTTTCAGCTGTTTTGTAGGCTTGATCAATATACTTATCAGTTGCTTTTATTATATCTGAAACCCACTCAATTTTATTAATTTTGTATATTGGTGTTACAAAAGAAATATTTTTATCTAATTTATCCATATCACTATATATAATTTTATTTCCAAGGTTGTCCTAGAGACCACATTACTAAAGACTTTCTATTACCTCTAGTTACAGGTGTTACCCTATGCCAAACAAAACTAGGAAATATAACAATTGAACCTTTTGGTCTTATTTCTGTACAAACTTTTTTAGATTCTTTTGAAAATTCATAATCTATACTATTTCTAAAATCAAATTCTAAATTACCTCCATCATATTCTTCTGGATCTGTCAATGAAACTGTCATTGATAATTTTCTTATTTTACCAACAAATCCTTTAGGATTATTTTTGTCATATGGTTGATTCCATCCATCACAATGCCATCCGTAATATTGATTTGTATTATATTCAGTATATTGACAAGCTTCAGAAAAATCCCATTCAAAATTCCATCCAGCTCTTCTATTAGCTTCTTCTATAAAAGGATGTAATTCTTTAAATAAAAATGAATCATCTAAAAAAGTAACATCGGAATTTCTTTTATCTAATTTTTTTTCAGATTCGGTTATTGGTTTTTTATTTTTATCTAAATGACCACCAGTCAAACCTTTTTGTAAAATTTTAGATTTACCTAGTGTAACTATTTCATCACATAAACTTTTAGGTAATGCTTCAATAAAATAAAAATAATAATGCTCTAAATTCATTATATTAATTGATAATTAAATTGTAAATTAATTAGTAAGTCATCATTTGTATTCTTTGTAAAATGATGATTTAAGTTTGAACTGAACATTATAAAGTTACCTGTTTCTAAAGGAACTTTCCATCTACAATGTTTATGTCTAACATTTTCATATTCAAAAACAACGTAAACAGGATCTTTTAAATTTGAATGAGATACAGTAAATAAAACTGATATGTCAGGAGAATCTGGCAAATTATATTCATCAATATGATTATGTGTATGAATTGACTCACCTTTTTGTTGAATTAAAGCTTTTATAGGAAATTTATTTGTTAAAACTGGTGTAGAGCCAAACTCACCTAACCAATGATCCCTAGTAAATTCAGACAACCAACCAATGTGTTGATGAAAATTTATATTATGATATTGATTTAAATACCAATAACGACCATCTTTAATTCTGTTATCTTCTTTATAAAAAGACAAAATAAAATTTTGCACCATATCTAAATTAACCTTACTGTGTTTTTTAGGTAATGGTTGTTTTATAAAAAATTGTTCGTTAAATCTATACTTGTTATTTTTCAATCCGTCTAACAGTAATATTCCGTCACCTCTTAGCATATTATCTTCACCTTTTTTTTAATTATTTAATATTAAATACTAGTCCAACTAGATGTAGATGTATTCCAGTATACCGAAGCTGTTGACTCAGTTACCGTTGCACCTTCCCAACGACTATTAGCTTCATTCCAAGATAGTGTATAATATTTCGTTACACCATCTTCTGTATATTCAATACTCGGTTGAGTTACAGGAGCTTCCCATTGACAAGTAGTTTCATTTAATGTCCAACTGTCATATGGTTTAGGTCCATAAAAAGCTTGTCTTGTTTCATCCCAAGTATCTCCAATTTTTGCATAATTTTTTCTAAAAGCTTTTGATTGATCATCAGCTAATGTGCCGTCTGCATTATAGTATTTTCCTTCTTTAGTATTAAAAGAAGTTTGAATCCATAATGACTTGTCCCATCCAGTAATTCTTTCTAAATGAGCTTGACCATTACCTTCATTTTCAAGGTCGTCAGCTCCTAATAATTTAGAGTTATCTACTGTAATAACGTTTATAACTTTATTGTTAAATCCGATTTTTGCAAAGTGTGCCATATTTTTTTCCTTATTAATTAATTTGCCTCGTAAGTCTTTTAATTAAATTACATTATTATTTATATCAGAAAACATTTAGATGTAATTAATATTAACAACTATTCTTTTTTTATATTTTGTACAACTAGTCCCAGAGTGTTTTAATGAATTATTAAACAAAAGTACCCTATTTTCTACTGAATTAACTGTTTCTCCTGTATCAAAAAATGTATATCCATCATTAGTATTTACATAAAAAATTGCAATATTACAATCATAATCATAATCTGTATGTAAATCATACTTTATTATTTCACTTGTTCTTGTAGTTAAATTAGCTTTAACTCTTATAATTTTTTTAGATTGCAATTTATTGATTAAAGGTTTAATTATTTTAAAATGTGGACTAACTATATTGTTGTCTCTTATAAAAAAATGTGTAAATTGAAAATCATATTTTTTAGAAACTTCTATAGATGTTTTAAAATCAGAATAAAACCAAGGAAAATATGAACCTGATATTTCTTTTTCTAATATATTAAAGTCTTCACTGGATAAAAAATTATCAATTATTTTCATAATAATATATATGTCTTAATTATTCATCTACATCTGTTGTAGGATTATAGTTTTTTGCGTCATTAAACGTACTAATTGTTGTTGTAAATCCAAAATCATCATTTGCGTCAGCACTTGTAGGATTAGGAACAACAATAATTCTACTTTCTCGTCTTGGACTATCTGCTGTGTCTGTATATGAATCTGCTTGAGTTTCTTTGATAACTCTTTTTGCATAAACAGGTCCATATAGATATGTCTTTGCAACAAAACTTAAAGTATAATTTACAGCACGTCTTGTTGTAAATGAACCATCATAAGTGTCTTCATAATTTACACTATTTAAAATAATTGGTACGTCTCTTTTAATATTCATACTTGGTATTGCATTAATGGTTACTGTATAGTCAGGTTGAAAATATGGTAAAATTTGTTCTATAATTTGTAGACCGCCTTCTGCTGTTGCTGTAAATGAATATAAATTAAAACTTATATTATAAGGAACAGGATTATATTGATAGTCCATTACATCTGATCTATCTGTTCTTGCAGCTCTAAACTTGCCCATTTTTTGTAATTTACGAGAAGGGTCATATGAAATACCTGCAATTTCAAAACCCATACGAGGTAATGTAATTGCAAATTCCCTATTATCTAAATTAGGTTGTTGTTCTAATCTTGCTAAAAACTTTTCTTTTGGTGAATAAGCCAAAGGTACTTTAATAGATTGTACGACATTACCAGAACTATCTGTTCTATGAAT